GCGGATCATCTTGTCTGACATCACGAAATTCTTATAGCCCTCGTCTGTCAGCTTTGAGACGCCATCAGAGCCCATGCGCAAAAGCGGGATAAGCTTTGCATTGCCAAGCGCGAATTCAGCTAGCCTTTGCGCTGCCATGGGGCTTGTCTGCTGGATGCGCTTTATTCCATCGGCCATCACATTCATGGCGTCGGTCACCTTAAAGGTCGGATCGCGCATCTTATTAAGCAAATTCTGGCCGCCAATCCCAGCCGCTTCTCCTATCTGATAAATCGCTTGAGCGGCCTCTGGAATTCCAGCTCTAGCTTGGTCCATCGTATCGGCAAGCTTTTCAAAGCTACCAACAAGCTCTTCGCGGTTGACATTAGCACCAACCTTTGCGGCGTACTCATACGCCTGAAGTGCTTCTGTGGTAATGCCAAGCGTTTGCGCTTGATCCTCGAGCGCTCTTGAGTTGCTCGTAAATAGATTCTGGCTCTCAAAAAGACCAGCTGTCATGCCGGCAAGGCCAAGCGCAAAAGATTTCATCTTAGCGCCAAGATCCTCAACAGCATCTTGGGCCTCTTTTGCTTTCTTCTTATCGAAGATCAGCGATATTTTTACCCCGAACTCTCGGAGCGTCTCACCAAAGGCCATCTCTAGATTGCCCGCCTTTTATTCTGCGCCTGTAATGCCTGCTGCTCTTGCTGCATGGCTCTTAGCTGATCTCTGATATCCAGAGCTCGGTTGACATCAAGAACCATCTTCATCGTCCAGCTCGTTAGTATTTTCGCGTAATCATGGCCCTCTAAAACAAGCCTTAAAACAGGCCAGCACAAATCATCTGGAATCGGCAAGCTTACGCGGGCTGGCTTTCCCCTTTCGTCTTCATCGTCGCGATCCCAGCCATGATCGCTTTTAAAAAATCCTCGTGGGTAAACTCCAACGTCTTAAGAACTAGATTTACGATCGATCCAAGCCTGCCTCTAAAATGCAGCTTAAAAACATGATCCTCTGCTAAGAGCTGCTTTTTTGGCTCTTGGATCTCAACTGTCGACAAGATCCGCCGCGAGAGATCTAAAAACTTATCTGGCGTAAGCTTTGTCATCAGCTCACGAACCGACGCCATGGCGGCCTTGATCTTCTCATCCTCGCTCTCAGCATTGCCGATAGCGCCCATGCCTACGGCGGGAGCTGCCATGAGATTTAAGAGCTCAATCCCAAGCTTTATCCCCACATCAGGCGATGGATGCGTGATCAGATATCGCACGCCATCAACCACAACTTCTTTGCTCATTTCAATACTGCGTTCCATTATTCCCCCCTGTTTTTAGAGCGTAATCAGGAGCCGATAACGTTCTCGCCTCCTGGAGCCAGATTTAGATAGCCAGTCACAATCGTCCATTCTCTGCCCTCTGCCTTATCGGCAAAGCTTACCTTAGCGGGCTTTTGAACCGCACCCTGCTTGCAGCTGGCAAGGGTAGAGCCATTTTTATCCTCAACGCTGACAGGCTTGATTCCGTTGGTAAGGTCCTTATTCTGCAGAGCCTGAAATACGGTCGTCAGATAATCATTGCTAGGGCTTGATTGCTGGAGCGTGAATTTGAATTTGCCGGCTTGGTTTGGGCTGATCACAAGCGTTGCCTCGCCATCAGATCCGATATCCATAACAGCTGTTTCGACATCGCGCTCGACCTCAACAAAGGTGCCTTCTTTAAAGCCCGTGATCGCTTGCGTGCCCACGACAACGGCAACATCATCCGGGGCATATGCTCTAGTTAGTCCGCTTGACATGATTTATTTCCTCCGTGGTTTCTTTTTTAAGCTTACGAGCTTACGTAGCCTTGGATATTGATTTTATTGATCGCTCCAGCAAGAGTGGCATTAAATCCAAAGTTGTTTAGCGTTCTAGAAAGCTTATCTGCTTGCGGAACATCATTCACGTTTGGAGCAAACACCGACCATCCAGCAGCTAAGCCCTGATTATCCTGGCCTTGCTGTAAGGTCGCCCTAAGTGCGTTGGCAAGCATAGCAATTCCGCGATTGGTATAAGGCACCTTAAGATTGAGCGGATCGGTCTCAACAGCGATAAGGTTCGTCTGCGAGGTCGACGCAAGCCAATCAAGGAAAATCGCGACATCGAAATACTCACCGCCAGTCGATATGCCGTAAAGCGTTGTTCCGTTTCCACCGACGATGACATAGACGTTGCCGTTCTTAGATACGACATTAGCGATCTGAGATGCCGTAAGATTATCGGCATCAACGCCAGCAAGGGTTTTCATCGCCCAGTTGCCCACACCCGGCGTCGTGGGAAGCATATATCCCATCCATGCGCCATCAGGGCCATTGGTATTGGCTTGCGCGGAATAAAGGATCATCGTCCGATCAAGCGAGAGCGCTTTGAGCTGCGACATGATATCGGTATTGCCGCTAGTCAAGCACCCCGCATCAGCCGTTGCAGTGACATAAACAAGTAGCTGCGATTCGATATAGGTAGCAACCTGCAAGATATCGGTTGCAACGTGGCTTGTGACGAGCACGCCGTAGAATTGATCTGCCGGCGCTACGGCATCTTGCAAGATCTGAATGTCGTTTACGATCGAATGGTTTGGCGTGACGTTTACTTTCGTTAAATCAGAATCGATTGCCGTATAGCTTACACCCTGGCCAGCAACGCTTGACGTCAGCGTTAGCGTTGCCCCAGCGCCTGAGCCGGTAACCGCGCCAGTCACAGGCGGATTACTCGGGAAGGCCGTGCCTATTGCCGCAAGCAATGCAGCAAGAACAGATTGCTGAGTATCGCCGCCGCTAGAGGTGTACGAGATCACAACGCTATCCATGGTGAATTTATATTGATGCCCGGTAGTAAGCGTTCCAACCTGGAAGGTATCGACCTGAGCCACGGCTGCGCTGAATTTTGAGACGAGAAACCTTGGAGGCTTTGGCCCGGCCTGGCTCATCAATGCCAGAGCTTCGATGTATTCCGGATCAGATAGCTCAAATCCATCTGAGATCATGTCTTGAGGCGAAACGTAGCTGCGATAGGCATCCGAGAACCTATTGGATGGACCCAAGATCACAGGCACATTAAAGGCTAGTCCGCTAACCGTGCGCGTGCTTTTGGTGATGGTAACGTTGACAATTAGAGTAGGCGACTCCATGATATTGACCCCTCCTTAGGGTAGATTCACTTCCTGATCGGATAGCTCCTGGCCATCCACAATTCTTCCAATATTGATAGTGCCAATCGTTGCTGGGTTGTCCTGGATATTTTGAGCCAATCCAAGAGCGACTTCAAATCCAGCGCGATCCTCGTATTCCGTCTCCTCAAGAGCGCTTAAATTCTTTGGTGCTCCCAATCCCTGGATCGTAATCCCAGCAAGCTTTAGCTGATCGAGAACAGATTGCCTGGTCAGCGATGCATTCAGATCAAATGCGATCTGCTGAGCCTGAGCGTCGTTTTCAATTCTGGTGCTCGCAAAAACTTGCACGGAAAGGGTTGCCTCCTGCTGCATTCCGGCGTTAAACGGCTTTCCGACATCGCCGAAAAACAGATTCGGATCTCTTGCTATTGGGCGAGGGCCATCGATTAGCTTAAGCGTCACGCATGGCCGCGCCGGCAAGGGCTCCGATTGGTTTCTCCAGATGATATCCTCTCCATCGTCAGAGAGAACTCCCCGGGTTACGCTATAACACCAATCGTACAAGGCATCGCGAATCGCCGCAATATTCAAACTGCCAGCAGGATATTTATTCGCCGAGCTCATTGATTAGCAGCTCCTTTTCCATCGCTTGCCTGCTCAGGCTCTCTCCAGAGAACCGTGATATAGTGGTCTAAATCAGTTCCCTGCCATGATGTTAGCGACATAGCGCGATAGGTCTCTCCGTTGATGACCACTTGATCACCGCGCGCTAGGGTTGCCGTGTTGTCGGTCACCACGGGCTTATCGGTAAAAAATTGCCAATACTGCCTAAGCCTATTTCCTTCTTCCGGAAGCTTAAGCTCGCGAGCTGTCGTAGGCTGGAGAGAGCCCATAACGGTAATCGTCTCGATCTCACCGCGCCGATACCGGCCTTTGACATATTGTCCAGGGCCAGAGCGCATGACGGTATACTCGCCAGTCATAAAGCGCTGGATTAAGCTCAAACGGCATCCTCCTTTAGCGTCAGCGAATCCTCGAGCGTATATGTTATTTGTGCGGTGCGCAGATCAGGTCTGCGCCTGGCGTAGTGGATCACCTTAGCGATGTTCTTTTGCCAGCCATCGATATCGGCGGCGACGAAATGGCGCACCTTTAGGTGCTTTCGGCACTGATCGCAGACCAAAAGATCATCGCAAGTGACTGAGATTGGCTGATGAGAGCCCACGCGCGCGCCCTCATACCAAAGAAGAACGTGCGGCTTCCATTTGCCATCCATCGCGCTTGTGCATTGCTTATTTGAGCATTTCATTTCTCTTTGCCCTCTCTGATCTCCCAATCAAGGCTATTTCTGAGCTGTCCGGTATCAATCAGCGTATGGCTTGAGCCCTTGCGCGCTATCGTCGATGGCTTATTAGGCGGAGGCACGCCCTCATCAATCTTTGAGCGGATAAGCGTTGTGACCTTCTCGCACAAAAGACCTATGGCTTGCGCACGCGATTTGATCTTTCCAACGAGCACGGCATTGGCGAGCTTTTTTGTCATCTTCTCTAATTCTTGCCTATTTCCATCAATGGCTGATCGGATATAGGATCGCTCAGGGATGGTGACATTAATCCCGCGCCCAAAGGCATTCTTGATCGTCGCACCGAACTCATGCACTGCTGCAAGTGCTGCAATGCGGATTGGCTTATGCTCAGAATTTGATTTGCCATTAGGCTGATTTTTGGGCTGATAATCACCGCTTGAGCGCAGATATCCAGCAAATCCATGCGTCTCGCCTGCATGGACCTCGAATCTCTTCATTAGATCGCGCCAGCCCTTATCCTTATCTGAGAACGCGCTCAATAGCAGCCTCCTCCGCCGCCATAGGGCGGAAATCTTCGAGGAGAAAACATCCTAACGGCGCGCATTGAGACAATCGTCTCTTTTCTTAGCGCAACGAAATCTATGCCATATCTTGTGGTCATAAGAGGCGCATCGCCGCTTCCTGGTTCAAAGACGGCCTGGAAGCTGCGAGAGAGATTACCGACTTGCTCGGCGGTTAAAGCTCCACCAGCGGAGCCGCCTCCTTGCGGTCCACTGGTGGCCAGCATATGCGCAGCCAAGAGAGCCGTTGCGTACTGGGTGCTCTCGGCCCAGACAGAGGGGGGCACTCTTTGACCGGCCAGCTGAAGGTATGCCTTGATCTTTTCTGGATGAACGTTTTTAAATTCGTCAAATAGCGTCAAGAAATACTGTGGATCAGCTGGTTGATTCGGTGCTCCCATCTAGTACCCCCTAGTCCAGCCCGCGATCCCTCGCGCGCGCGACTTTATTTAATCGAGATCCTCTTGATCCCGCTCATCGTCATCATCCATGCTTGGAAGAAGCGGCTTGATCTGCTTTCTAAGGGCGCGCTTTATTTTATGTCTGCGCTCCTCATCAAGCCACCTCTCAAGGATCTCTCGGTTTAAGGTGCCTTTGATAATCTTAAGAGCTGTGGGCTCATCGAAATGCTTAAGCTTAATGGGCTTATCGTCCTGGCCCAGCATTTTGACGACCTTTTTTAGCCGACCTGATTTCTTATCTCGAACCTTTAGGCTCGCCTTATAATTCAAGAGTTCAATTGTACCTTTTTTGAGCATCTTCTTAATAGCAGGATGCTCTTTATTCTGCTCCCAGACCTCTTTTGGGAATTCATTCCAACCAGGTCGCAGCCATTTCACATCCTGCGGGCTTTGCATGATGTGCGCTTGAGCTTTGTTGATATAAGGCAGAGCGTGGACGTTTGTTCCGTTATACTTGATAAACATTATCTTCTTTCCCTCTGTTTTAGACTACGTTCTTATTCTTCAGCCGCGGGAGCATCGCTGCTGACAACTTCATCTTGATCGCTCTTGGTCTCGAGATCCTGATCTTCTTCTTGCTCAGCCTCTTGCTCATCGCAAGCATCCGAGAGATCAACCAAATGCCCATCTTTGAGCAATCTCTGGATAGCAGGCTGAGATTTTGCCTTTTCCCAGACTAGCTTGCAGACATGGTTCTCGCCTGGATGAAGAGCAACAACGTGATTTAATAGGTGATGATTTTTTAGCTTATAAGAGAGCTTTACGAGCTCAAGCTTTTTGCCTTCGACCACTTTTTCAGGAGCAGATGGAGCGTCTGCCTGAGATTTCGGAGCTTTTAATTCTTCCTTCGATTTATTGGCATCGGAAGGAAACCTTTTCTTTGCCATGTTGTTTTCCCTCTTTCTTTCCTAGATGTAAGAAGGCCCGAGAACGTCGCTTGCTCCAGTTCTCGGGCCAGATCGGGTTAGGAGCATCGCAGTGGAGCAGCTGCGATGGGTTTTCTTTTTTAGATACCGTCGCCGTACGCAATAGCGAGCGGGTAGTAAACCAGCACGCCGCCAAAGCGCTCGATGCAAGGCACCTTGTAGACCAACCCACGCTTTTCAAGCTCAAGCTGCTCGAAATCGCTTGGGACTTCCATGGTCAATACCTCTGGGCTTCTGCGATATGCATACATGCGATCATATGGCGCAGATCCAGATCCACTAGAGCCAGCACCCTTGAGCTCGTTGACCCATTCCACTTGCTTGATATACGGATTGTTCTCAAGGAAGTAGTTTAGGATCGTCTTATCCGAGTAATCGGAACGAGCCGTCGAGGCAACATAGTTGAATTGCGCCAATGGCAAGAGCAACGTATCGGGCTCCTCGATGCCAAGCGAGGTGCTCACCACGGTATTCGCTACGAGGTTCATATCGTAGAGAATCTGATCCGGGGTCTTACTCACCCACTGCGTGGCGCTGCCAGTGCCGGTTGCCGGAATGGTGACCGAGGTCACGTTCGGGGCATTGAAAAAACCAACCAACCCAGAGTCGGCATCGCCAAAGAAGGCAATCTTATTTTCCTTCTGAGCGATCGCTCTGCGCGCAGCATTGGCTTTTCTTTGCTCAAGCGGCACGTTGCCATAAATCGCAGCGCGCATCTCTTGGATCGAGTACTTATAGCTCGCGCCAAGAGTTTTGACGGTTGCCGAGTACTCTTTGCCAACCACGTCCGCATCAGGCAGATCATCGGCATAATTGCTGATGATCTTAGCGATGCCGCTCTGATCGTATTGGCGGTAGAAGATGTTCTCTGCGCCCGGATCGGCTTCTGAGCTGACGGGAATCAGCTTTCGAGCCTTAAGCTCCGGGTATTTGATGTCATACGTTTGCTGCTTGATGTAGTCCAGCTGGCGCAGCATGAACAGAGATTCATTTGCGTCGCAGCGAAGACCACGCTGGATCATTCGCATGGTATCCATGCGAACTTGATTTTTCGAGCCGGATGCACCCGGCTTTCTATATTCAGTTCTCATTTTCATTCCTCTCCTTGAAAGCTGGGTTTATACGAACGCGCACTCAACGACGGCATATCCAGCCGCCGCATAAGATCCCCGATATAGCGCCTGACCGCTCGCTAATTGCGCAGCCTTGCCGCTATCCGCACTCGCGCGGAAGGCGCCAGGAACGCCAGGAACGAATGAACCGTTTGCAGTAAAGCGCACATATGGAGCAACGCCATCAACCACGCCCTCCTCTGCAAGAACCCAGATGCGGCCCTTCCGCAAACAAGGCACCGCGTAATTAAGCGGATATTGCGGATTAGATACGCTTGGATTCTGAGCCAGCGCCTGGTTGGCAACAGCAACGCCAAGCTGAGCGCCGACAGCCGTGATATCACCGCTAGCCGATGGAGCGCGTCCAGCAAGAGCATCAAAGCCCCCGGTGTTCGATTCATCGGTCACCACGAGAGTGCCGAAGACGATCGCAGCGGCTACTGCCAGAGCCGATAGGACATCCTTGAAATTGGACCCATCGGCCAGTTGCCCGGGGTACGAGACCGCCGGGATATTGATCGAATAACTGGTCTGTGACATTTTTTATCCCTTTCCTTGAATAATTTATTACTTCTTCCGTGCCGACAGATCCGATTTGTAGAAGTCCCTGCTCGATTGAATCATCTTCAAGCGAGCCTGGTTCGGATCAACCTCTTCAGCGCCATCCTCGCGCTCATCGCTATCCGTGCGAATGCCAAGCATCCGACGTCCAGCCTCCGCGCGAAGCGACGTTGAACCATCCTCATCCTCAAGGCTCTCGCAGAGATGATCAAATCTGCTCTGCAGATAAACCGTGGATTTGCCATCAAGCTCAGCCTTCGGGCTATGGTGCTTGATAACAGCCTTGCGGATCTGATCGTCGCTCATCGAATCGAATTTCTTAGCGACCTCAAACGGCACGAGCTTTTCTGCTTGGCGCTCAAGAATAACCCTGGCGCGAACGCGCTGAGAAAAATCCTTGCTATCGCCGCGCTTTTCATCCTTACCCATGCTCTCAGCCGCATAAGCATCGAGCTTGCCTTGAAGAGAGTCGACTTTTTTGCGTGCCTCGTCGAGATCCTTCTTGAGCTGATCAACAGGGGAGAGCGCTGCTCCGCCCGCACCGCTTCCTGCACCAGCCTCGTAATCCTCTTTCTTTTCTTCTTTTTCTTCCTCGTCGTCGCCATGCTTTTCCTCTTGCTCATCATCGTCAGCAAGCTCTTTTCCGCCCTCTTTGCGGCTATTGGAATGCTCGCCACCAACGACGCCACGCGCGTCTTCATCCATTTCCTCTTCGGCATCAGGATGAGGCTTGCTAGATCCAGGGGCAACTTTCCCAGCGGCAGCATCTTTACCGCCGGCACTGCGGCCATCTGGGCTTTGCTGTTCCACTTTGACTTGCGGAGATACGCCCTTCTGGTTGATATCGACATCTTTATTGTCAGATCGTTTTGTTTTCACATTTTCCTCCAAGATTGAAAGTTTCGATCGCATTTCATCGTACCGATCGATTAGATCTTGAATCGTATCGGCGACATCAGAAGGAAGCTCTATCTCTCGACCGCTGACGACGAGCTTCTTGCTTTTTGGCTCCCCCACAATATTTGCTTGCGATTCATCATCACCATCTGAGTTTGCGCCAGATTCTTGCGAAAATTCCGCGCGTCCTGGTTTTGAAATCTCATCTGGTTGCATGACCGCATCCTTTGAGTCTAACCGCAATCGTATCTCCGGTCCAGCTCTTCCTCTTTTTACCATCGCAAGGTGATTGTAGCGGATATTAATTTGACGGTAATCATACGGAGCACCGTTGTAAACCCCATCTTCTTCGACGATATCAGCCTCATACCCACAGCTAAGCTCTCTGATGCCATCCTTCTCAATGGCATCAATGCCTGCTTGATCCTCGACGATCAGATCGGTATCAAGCTTCTCCTCAATCTTTTCGACGCGCTCAGTCGTATGTCCTACGCTGTATTGGCTGACGTTCTCAGGATTAAGCATCTCAGGCGGATGCTCGATGGTGACTGGAGCGTATTTAAGCGTTTCCATTGAGGCTGGATCAAAGACGTCGTCTGGATGTCTTAGCTCGCGCCTTGTCTTGCCGTTGGCATCGAGATAGGGAAAAACGCCTGTGCGTGTGGCAAATCCTGGGATTTTAAGAAATCCCTGTGGCGTGCGCGATGCCTGCCTTAGCTCTCCGATATCGTATCTGCGCTGCTTGGGATTTTTATTTGCCATGGTCTAGACCATCAGTTTGACATCGCGCCAGTTCCAGCACAAGCGTCTTTTCTGCTAGGCAGCTGCTCATGGCGCAATCCGAATTTTATTTCCCAAATCCGAAGCGTTCTAACCGATATCCCAAGAAGCTTTGCAGCGCGGGTCTTATTCCCATAGGTTCTCTTAAGAGCCCAGATAAGCCATTTCCGATGAATCCTGTCTAATAATCTCATCCTAAGACATCCTCCATAACCATCTCCGCCCAGCAGCGGCATTGGAAATCCTCTCCGGGATTCGCGCGTCTGCCTGTTCTGGTATCAACCACTGGCGGCTTTGACCAATAAAACACTTTTCCTTCTAAATGGAAATGGTCTGGCCCGCGCTTTCCTGCTCGAGGGCGGCGAACCTTGCTATCTTTTGAGGTTCTCCAGATATAGCGCTTGCCTCCAAGCTGCTGCTGTCGGTATTTATTAAGCGCTCCGTTTAGCTTTCCGACCTGATCCCTAGCGATAAGCGCTGCGCGGTCGCGCGAAACAGCGAAATTATTCTGGATAGCATCTCTAATCTCTGCTTGCGTTGCGTCATTTGTGATCATCGATACGAGCTGATTTTTAAAGGCTTCCATCTTAAGCCCAGGGATAGATCTGATTAGCGATACGTTTTGATCAACAATGTTCTGAAAATAGGGAGAGAGCTTCTTATCATGCATGAGCGGCTCAAAATCAGGCGTCTCCTCGCCCTTTCGCGCACCGGCATTAAGCTGTGATTTGGTATTCTTTTTGGCATTGCGATTCACATCGCCGATCATGCTTGATGCCCATTTGCGAAGAAGCGGGTTAGGGAACATCTCCTCTAGGCGCTTATTAATGCGATCAAAGATCTTTCCTATCCGTGCCGCGATATTCTCATCCATCCTGATACTATCAGCTCGCGGGATTTCAGATCCTGCTGTTTTTTTGAGCTTTGGTATAACCGCATCGAGCTCTTTTCTCATTAGCTCGATATACGCTTTCGAGTATTTTGAGAGCAGCTTAAGATACTCTCGCTCTGCTGAATCTGGAGCGGTTGCCTCTGGCAACCTTTTTTGGCTGATCTTCAATTATCAATGCCCTTCTCAAAGAGAATAATCAGCACGCCGAAAGCTGCGACCAGGATCAAAAAGAAATCCATATCGCTCATTTGAGCAAGCCCATGTGATCAAGAGCGACATTGTAGGCGTGCTTTAGATTCCCAAGCACCTCTGCATCCAATGGCTTTTTAGAATCAAACCATTGCCATTTGCCGACCTCTTTATCTGGGTCATTCTTTCCGCTTGGCCTAGATCCCGCATCAGCGTTGTGCTCATAGATGGCAACCTCAACCGGCTGTCCAGCGCGGCTCTCAACAAGCCTTGTCCCAAGCCATTTAAGCTTTTGCGCTTTAAGGCCGGTCTCTTCCGTGAGCTCGCGGATCGCGCCCTGGTGAGCGGATTCGCCATCTTCGATATGCCCGCCTGGCAATGTCCAGCTGCCATCTTTATTAGTTTTGCCCATCAGGAATTTATCGCCCTTGCGAACGATAATCGTTGCCGCTCTGGCCTTCTTTGCCGGCGCCTCATCTAGATCCTCTTTATCGTAGGCATAAGCTGACCCTGGTGATGCGGCGATTTGCTCACCCTCGCGCTGCGCGCCTTCTTTGCCGGCATCTTTCTCAAAATCAAATCCGCTTGGCGCCATGATGCCTGTGCCCCTGGTCGGCAATACGGTTCTAGGCTTATTAGGAATTCCAGGGCCTTTGATATGCGGATCGGTTCGCGGATCTCGCATAGGCTCGCTCATCGTCTGGCTTATAAACGTCTTTTCAATGGGCTTTGATCCGCCAGGGCCTTGCTCATTGCGTAGATCAAACTCCGTGCTTGGTCTGCCTGTGCCCTCAAATAGCTCGCCTATGCCTTGGCCCTCAACGCCCTTGCCATTAGGCTTAGGATTTAGCTCAGGCTCGCGCCCAGAGATATCGCCACCACGACCTTCGTGCCCGCGCATATCTTGGCCAGGCTCTGGCTCAGATGGCCTTGGCTCCATGATGAGCTCAGATCTGCCCTCTGGCGGCTGATTGCCGCTGGTATTAAAGGGCTCTGCATCATTTTTGGGCTCTTTTCCGCCATCTCCCTCGTCTGGCTCTTTTTCTTCCTCTTCGCTCTCATTTCCTTCGATTTCCTGCTGGCCAGGGATAAGCTCGCCAGATTCTCTTGCCTCTTTATCGATCGTGGTCTCAATCGAATATTCATCGCCGCCAAACCTAGATTCGGCGACCTCTGATTTATCAAGCACGCCTTGCTCGATATAGATCTGATCGGTTTGAGCGACCTTAAGCCTAAGATCCGCTTTCTCAGTATCATCGAGCACTCTAAGGCTTCTGAATTTAAAGCTAATCTCTTTGGCATCAGGAAAGAGCATCGAGAATAAGCGCTTAAGCTTTGGCTTAAGATAATTCTCCTGCTCTGTGCCGACAAAGTTGTACCACTGCTGAGAGGTTGAATTGCCCGTTGCATTTGATCCATCAGGCGATTCCCCTAAGAGCTTGGTATGCGGGATATCCGTATCAGCGACGAGCCTATTTGCTTGATGGATTAAGAGCTCGGCAACGCCTTGCATTTGCCTTGCCTTATTCTCGTAATCCTCCTCATCGGCATCAATGAGCATCGCATTAAGCGTGGATTTGCAATACTCGAGCATCTCGATGCGAGATCTTACGACCTCTTCGTTGCCGGCGCCCATGAGATTGGCTAGGTTTTTCATCTTAAAAACATCGACATTGAAATCTTGCAAGCACGCCGCCGCAGCGTCGTTGCTCGTCTCATAATTCCTAATAGCGTTGTAAAGGCGATTTAAGATCGAATCATGCCAATAGCCGTTTCGGATATATGTTCTACGTGGAACAAGTTGGCCATCAAACCTTAGCATTCTAGTCCAATGGATCGGATAGCCCTTGTATTGGCTCCCCATCTGGACGTTTAGGTAATAGATTCTTGGCTGTCCCCAGTTTGGGCTCCCAAAGTCGAACTCAATATCCGTAGTAAGAATACGAACATCCCAACGGCTAAGATCACGCAAACCAATGACGCGCTCTCCAATGCGTAGTGGTGATGCTGGATCTGCGGTGTCAGTAACGATGTGCAATAATCCGCCGCCATAAGCTCTGCCCCATTTCCAAGCTTTTAAAAGCGAGCCACGAACATCAAGCTGCTCGCAGAGCTCATTTCTGCGCTCTTGCTCTTTTTTGTCAACGTTTGACCATTCAATCCAATGGCGAAGACACTCCTCTGGCAAGATATCGACGATTCGCGCGGGAATCCCGCCTCCAGCATACATCTGCTCAAAGAACTCTGGATCATGATTCTCCCAGAGAAGCTGCGATGCTAATCTCTTATCAGCGCCCGTGCCAAGGCTTGTGATTAGGTTTGACCATCCATCTTTGCGCTTTTGATTTCTTTCGATAGGACCGCGATGAGAGCTGAGACTTTTTCTGATGGGCGTAATTTTAGCCATGTTCTCCTCAGAATACTAGCGCTTAGACATCGCTGCAAGCTTTTGCAGCGTGCTTGCCATTTGACCGAAATATCCAACAGCCATTGTTGCTACGTCAACCGTATCGTCGTGCTTTGCTCTTGGGAATTTGGTGATCTCGTTTAAGTTCTCCTTGATCCACGGCGCTATGGATAGATCAGGATAATAGACGTTTTTAGCCTGGTAAATCGGAGCCACGGCATGCAAGCGCGCCTCTTTGCTAGTCTTTGGATTGTTGGCAAAGATGCCTGGGATCTTCTTTTTTACAGTTTCGATAACCGCTGCGCCATTGGCCTTCTTTTCGATCTCGATATGATAAGCCTTAGGGTAGAGCGCCTTCATGCGTACGATCGCCTCGCATTGGTCGCCAAAGCCCATTTGCGAGCGGATCTGAGCGATGAGATAGATATCAGCTCCCTTGCGTCCCCAAGCCTCAACCACGGTATAATCGTTCTCTTCTCCCTCTTCGTAGGTCAGATCAGCAAAGATTGCGATCTCATCAATATCTTTTGGCAGGCTGGTATAGCGCTGAATCCAATCGCCGCGAATGATATTGCCGCCCTTGGTCACTGGTGATTGCTGAAATAGCGCCCACCAGACTAATCCTTCCTTGAGATCACGCTTTAGCTGCTCAAGGTGCTTTTCATCGTAGCGCTCCGGGCATAAAGCCTCGCCAGGCTTTCGCCCCATAGCGTCATTCTCTTCGGCCATCGCCGGCAGATGGATCTTCTCCCATTGCGGATCTTCTGAGAGCCTGCCAATAAGATCATCCTCATGCCATCTGGTGTGCAGAATAATGACCGTTGCGCCGGGCTGGAGTCTCGTGCGTGCGACGGATTCCCACCAATCCCAATTGCGCTGGCGGATGCGCTCAGACATCGCTTCCTCGTAATTCTTAAACGGATCATCGATGATGAGCAGATCAGCGCCCTCGCCTGTGACCGGGCCGCCTATACCAGCTGTGATCATCTGACCACCATCAGCTGTCATAAAGCGCTTCTTGGCCTTGGTATCGATTCTCATGGGGATCGCAGCTAGTGGATTAAGCGAGAGCTCTTCTCTGACCTTTGCTCCCCATTTGGTTGCATAATCCTGAGCATAGCTTGCCAAGATGACCTTTTTATTGGGGAATCTATTTAAGAACCAGGTTGGCACCCAGTGCGAGATGAATTCAGAATTATGCGTTGGGATCAGCGTTCGCCCAACCAAATAAAGGCCATCTGGACTATCGACCTGAATGCATCGGCCCGCAATTGGCATCTCTAATCTCTTGATTGATTTTATTGCAACGCGCCTTCTTTTGGTTGGCTTATAGACTTGCTTTCTGGAAAGTCGGCAAGGGATAGGGCGATCTGGATTAAAGCCAATTACCCAATATTCGGATTTGCCCTGAATGCCGCTAGAGCTAAGCCTTGGTTTTTCTTTTACTCTGCTAAAGGACCATCCAAAAGAAGAGAGCAGCGCGCAAAATGAATCCGCCAGCTCTGGTTCAGATGTTGTGAAAACATGGCGACCATTTTTAGAATAAGCATAACCATCCGTGTCAATTAATCCAGCCAGAAGCTCTAACCTCTGATTTATCGATGCCGTCAGATACTGATCTGGAATCAGCTTTGGACGAAATCTTCCGTTGATATTAGCAACGCCGGCTTTCTTTAATCCATCCCATAGCCCATCAAAGGCTACGGTAACGACCTTGGTTTTTGAATAAACCCACCTTGATCTCTCGCGATATCCAGATTGGATAATGCCCTGGATTATTGCCTCGTCATTTTTAGAAACAGAAATAGCTGGCTTAACTCTAGTTCCATCGCCAAGCCAAGCTCCAAGAGCATAGGGAGCGACGGGAAGATCTTTTTCGGTTCCAATAACAGGCCAAGAGAGCGGCAGCTGGAATCTATATCTTGAGCCGCGATGCCCAGCATTCCCATTGCAAGCATGGAATAATCCCATTTCTTGCGTTTCAATCGTCTGAAGCGTTCCTCGTTTTCGATCTCGAATAACTGTCCATTCGTGTCTGCCATGGCAAAAGAAAGTTTCCCCATTTGTCATTTGAACGCTGTGATCTGCATAGCCATCTGGGGAAAGAGCTAGAACACGAATAAATCGACCAGAAGGATGGACAACGAGATCGCCAGGACGCAATTCTCCATGCTTTTTCCAGCCATCAGCGGTCAGCACCGGCGTATCGTGAGCCAAAAGTTTACCATGCTGCGGAGGGGCCTCGACAAGATACCTACCGCCGCCATGGATTAGGCCATCGCTGATGCGATCGCTAAGATATTGCAACCAGCGATAAGGCATCCATTTGCCATTGCTCGCTCTCGCGGCAAAGCTATCTGGCCATTCGCGCCAGAGCCGCACGGCCTTTTCGGCGGATAAAGAGAGCTGATTGTTTTCCATAACCTATTTTGAGAGCGAATAGGCATTGGCGAAGATTAAACGAAAAATCGCTTAGCTTCCGCCATGTTCTTTATAAAACCACATCACAAATGGCCATTTTACCATGCCCAGGGCATGCTCGCTTGCGCGCTTTGCTTTCTCCCAGAGACCCTCATCCACGTCATCATCTCCAAGAAAATCGAGCGCAACCTGCTCATCAGGCGGCATCTCTTCTTTCGCATCCGTTCTCGCAAACTCCTCGCCTCTATGCTTTGGCGCCGGCATTGGGCCGCTTGTAAAGCCAAACTCCGTATCATGCACGTGATCATCGCCCTCGTAGGCCGCGTCCGATTCTAAGAGCATGCCATCATGCATATAGAGATGCGTATGGAACCCAGCCCGATGATTGGCATTTGGCTTATATTGCACGCCGTAGGTTAATTGCCCATTTGGCAGGCTATGCACATGATTGGGCGCCAGATCGCGCCTTAGAATGCGTTTATTGATCTTGCCCATCTTTTTTCTCCTCCCCTGGAGTTGCGATCCTAAGCGCTAAGGCTCTTGCGAGCTTCTTAGCCTCTGGATCGGAATGGATTTTCTGCAAAACCTCTTGGTCTATTGCCGGCGCGCTAATCTCACCTGCGTGCGTGACACTCTGCTCAATCTTATCGCTATAAGCCAATCCGCCCTTCTCCTCAGCCTGCTTTGAGAGAAAGATCATGGCGGTGACATTCCCATTAAGCGCTGCAGCTCTCATGCGCTGCTTAAGCTTAAGTCTCCAATATTCTTGCCTTTGTGAGACGTATTCGACATAAGTGCAATCGAATTTCTTGCGTATTTTGCGCTCGATCATCTTCATTTTCGTTGCAACAGAGACTTTATCAATGACGCGCGATTCGCGGATAAGAAGGTTCTCCGCCACATACGTCAGCTGAGCGCCAAGCGTGGCGAGCGTCTCAACAAATTGCCAATCAAATTGCCTAGGTGGCCTTCCAGTCCTAGGCACCGATCTTCTCGCTCTGCGCGGCTTGGACAAAAATATGCCGCACGTATCTGACTATATCCATACGCATATAGTACTCAGCAATGGCAAGAGCGTCTAGTATTTTTCTCCCACCGGCTAGCCTTCGCATATAAATCTGGGGCCATGGCAATCCACGGCTCCAAAGCCTGGCGTCCAATTGGTTATCCTCTGCGGCGTATAGGTCAACCCCTTAGCCTCAGGATCTCCAGCTAATCCAGAATTAAGCTCCCAGAGCGTTTGCCCTCTAATCCTACGGAAGCTCACCCCGCCCTGATGCGTATGGCCATTGATCGTATTCATGAGCGTATAATCCCTATGATCGCCAAGCTTGCTCCGATATCCATGGAAGACTAAAATATTCCCGATCTCAAGCTCCTCTCTGGGATCAAAGATCGTTTTCACATCTGTGAAAGAAAATAAGCTTTTAAGCTTTTCCGCTATCCAATCCTCTGCCTCTGGATAAGCCTCTAGGATGCGCTTCATCGGTCTAACGTCATGATTGCCGATCATCTGAACGCATTTTGCTGCAGGGCATCTGGCTTTGATCTTTTGCCAGAACTCTTCGTTCATGGCCCTTGCCTTTGCCTGCTCTTCTCTTGGCGTAAAAACATTGTGCGATCTTGGAAATTTGGCGTGGCTATACATATCCCAGGCATCGCCATTTAGGATCACCCATTCTGGCTTAAGATCGCCGCAGAACTCTTGGAATCTTGAGACCACGCGGTTATTTGGAAATGGCCAATGGATATCAGAGATTGAGGCAATGCTTGGATATGGGCCTTGGATAATAGGCTCTTTTGGCTGATAAGCCTCTAGGTGCTTATCAATTGAGGTCTCAAAGACGATATTTCCTAGAGGGCGATCCTTTTTATCAAATCGCCTGCTCTCCATCCCAGCAGCTTGAAGAAGGGGCATGAATCCGCCGAACTTTGGTAGCGCGTAATGCGCACCGCGAACGGCCCGGCAGAACTCCTCGCGCGTGGGCGTTCTTCCTAATTCCCCTGCCAGCTGCTTAAGAGCTGCTACGAGATCGTGCTGATCCAATAAAATAATTTTATATTGGCATTTTTGGCTTGCAAGGGAAAAACAAGCCAGAAATATTGGCCTGGCAAGCGCATCCCCTCTAGCCTCTCAGCCTCTAGGAATTCAATGACTCTAGGTTCTCAACTCTTTTTTCCAGTTCTTCTATTTTTCCGATGAGCTTGGCGAAAGCGTGGACGATCGTTATATCTTTAGACACATGCCTCAACTCAATGCGAGGAATCTCCAAATATTCTGCAATAATACCAGCGGCCTTATTGTAATCATCTGGATTATCTAATTTCATGAGACCACCGAAAGCCCATGCGGGCAGCTGCTAAGCTTGATATCCATATTTAAGGTCTGCCGAAAATGCCGCAAGATCGTATCTCTGCCCTCTTCGTGCAAGGAGAGCAGCATCTTTGTGATAATCGAATTGCTTATAATTAGATCCTCTGGCTCATTTCTTCCCGCCTGAATCGAGCGCAGCATAGCAACGCAGGCGCTAAGAATGTGCAGCCTTTCTTTTAGGGTAAAAACCTCAACTGATTTTCTCGCCGTGCGAGAGCAATTATCGCAAACCGCCATTATTCGATCTCCTCAACCTCAATAATGACCTTGCCTTGCTTTGGCTTGCCCTTAATCCACTTATAAATAGGCATTCCGATATTCTTAGCTCGGTCATTCTCTAGGATCTTTGCCGCGATCAATCCATCGATGATGGCCTTAAAAGAGCTCACCAGGCCATCTGGATCGGGGCTGCATGAGCTAATACGCGTTAGCGTTAGCCTTGCCCTTTCAAGCGGCACCGGCGGTCTTCTGCCATATGTTGCTGCCATCACGGCCTGCTTCCACATCCTTGCGTTCTTAAACCGCACAGCCCAGTGCTCGCCGGTTAGCCTATTCACCGGCTTTGGCAATCCCGGCAGCTCAAGAAATAGCTTATACATCTGCCTTGTATCCGATCTATTCTTTGCTGTTCTTCTCGCTCTCAAGCAAATACGCAGCGATTAAGATCATCGAGAAATAGGCAACGCCAACCCAGATAAGAGCAACCCAAATTGGGATTTCCTTATTTAGCGTCATAGCCTTTAAATTTTGATTCGGCGTGCTCTTCTTCGAGACCCGCCTGTTCTTGGGTCTTTTGCTCCTGCCTTGCGCGCTCGAGCATCTCGCCCTGGAGCGCAAGCTTAGAGATTAGCTGCCTATGCATTTTAAGCTGCATGCGCTCTGCCGCCGCAGCTCTGACTTTATTTAAAAACAGCTCTCTTTTTTGGCTCTCAATAAGCCTTGTCTGCGCGTTTAGCTTTGCCTCAAGCGATTGCAAGCGCATCATGGCCCCATCGTATTGATCCTTTGCGCCCAAATACAGCCGATGAAGCATTGCCTCTTTTTCGGTTAGCGGCTTTGGTTTTCTTCCCATAATAAAAATCCCCCCTCTGGATTATTGATTAACTACTACGCTGCGCCAGGACCTGAATCATCTGGCTTAGCTGCCGAGAGCGCTTGAGCTGGCGCTTGATCGGCTAGATCTAATCTCGGGCCTATGCGCGAGATCTTTTTGCCTGTTTCTGGACCCCTTTGAACCGCTTTATGCGGGCATGCCTCATGATTTATATTGAGAACAATGCCGCCGCGATCCTTAAAAATCTTAATAAGCTGCATCTGATCTTGCGGCTCAAGCGAGACGATAAACTTTCCCGCCGTCATCCCCATAAGATCAAGCTGGCCTTGCAAGGGAAAGCGCTTAGGATCATTAGGCTTCATCTGCTTAATGGTCATCTGATAATTCACCATCGTCAGTGCTAAGGCATTGCAGATTGCCAGTACCTCCTCGCGCGAATGCGTAAGCCTTACAAGCCTTTTTGTCTCAGCATCAAACCCCTTGCACTGCTCGCAGCGATCATCGGCCATTCTTATGCCGCCTTCTTTCGCCTTTGCGGCGCCTGATCGCGCTCAGCTGCTTGATCAAGATACATCCGAAAAAGCGGCTCGAGCAGATCTCTCCAGCTAAGCTTATCTCGGCGGCGCTGAGAGATGACCTGATCTAATAGCTCTGGATCGATTGTCCCCTGGAATAGCTTCCCTTTAGGTCTTCGCGGAGCCTTTTGATCATCGATATAAGATTTCAATGATTTTGACATTTTTTCTGATCCCCTTTCCTTGCTATAAGGCAAGCATATACCAAATGCAATACAGAAATTCTATAAAACCCTTCTAGCGGATTCTTTCTGCTCTCTAACCGGGCAGCAAAGCCAGCCCGCAAGCTCTGCAATTGCCATTTCCGTTGTCCTATCCTCGCTAGCCTTTAGCATCGCAGCGCCGATCTTTTGGGCCTGGAAATCCTTGATCTGAGCGGCAATGCAATCCACAAGACTTACCGAGCGCTCATGCTGCTGCGCCTCGTTATATTTTGCGATGCCGTTCTCAATCGCCTCTCTGATCGTCTTTGGCGTTCCCATCTTGGATATCCTCCATTTTTGAGATCGTAATCTTAGCCCCGCCGACGCGCTCAAGGAACCTAAAAAAACTATCTAGCGTATACGGATCAAGCGCAACATAGTGGTCAATGCTCCCGCGCGGAG